AGTGGAGTGGGCCGTTCTGCGAAAGCCTTACAGAGGATCGTTGGCGTTACTGCTGATGGTGGTATTGGCCCTATGACACTTAAAGCTGTTGCAAACTTTGCACATAAAGACATAGTAGTTAAAATGCACTCTACTCGTCAGGAGTTTTATGAAAGTCTTTCTACCTTTAAAACATTTGGTAAAGGCTGGACTCGTAGAAATAATGAAACATTAGAAACAGCATTAGAAATGTTAAGGAAATAAAATGGCAAAAGGCGTACAGCACTATTTAAAAAATGGAACAAAGTATAATGGGGTTACTCATAAAATGGCTAATGGTAAGCTACACTCAGGTAAAACACATACTAAAAGTTCTAAACCTGTATTTCACTTTAAAGATCTTTCAGAAGCAGCAAAAAAGAAATCTAAAAGTGCCTAGATATCTAGCAGGAAAGAAGTAAAGATGGCAAGAGAATTAACAGATAAACAACAAAAGTTTTTAGCCGTACTGTTTGATGAGGCAGGTGGTGATGTAGTATCAGCAAAGAAGTTAGCTGGTTACTCAGAAACGTATAGTACAACAGAAGTAGTTAATAGTCTTAAAGAAGAAATACTAGATGCAACCCAGAGTTTTATGGCACGTAATGCCCCTAAAGCTGCGATGGCTATGGTAGGTGGTTTATACGATCCTACTGAGTTGGGAATTAAAGATAAAATGATTGCAGCTAAAGAATTATTAGATCGTACAGGCTTAGTAAAAACAGAAAAATTACAGGTAGAATCAAAAGGTGGTGTTATGTTAATGCCGCCTAAAGTTATTATAGAAGATGACGAGTAGATCTCTTGGTAAGTGGAAGCTACCACAACCCATAGATTTACAGGAAGACAACGAATGGTTAAAAGTACCCAGAGTATCTAGGACAATTCCTTTTGGGTATGAGTTAGACACAGAAGACAATGGCATACTAAATCCCCTCCCCGACCAATTAGACAAACTTGAAATGGCAAAAAAGTATTTAAAACAATACTCATATCGTGAAGTAGCAAACTGGTTGACTACAAATACTGGTAGATCTATATCTCACGTAGGTTTAAGAAAACGGTTGGACAATGAACAAAGAAGAAAAGACAAAGTTAGAAGTTTACGCCAGTGGGCAGACTATGCGAAAAAGACAATCGCCAAAGCGCAAGAAATTGAAGAAAGTCGTATCGGAGCCAAAGAAGCTCCAGTCACCTAAAATAATAGAGGTTACTAGAGATACTACTTTACAGCGTATTGAAGAAGACAACAATATAATCTTCAAACCAAACGATGGTCCACAAACAGATTTTCTAGCGGCAAGTGAACGAGAAGTATTATATGGTGGCAGTGCTGGTGGTGGTAAATCATACGCAATGCTTGCAGACCCTCTGAGGTATATGGGGCATCCTGCTTTTAGTGGTCTACTACTAAGACACACAACGGAAGAGCTACGTGAACTTATATTTAAATCACAAGAGATGTACCCCAAGATTTGGCCCGGAATTAAATGGTCTGAACGAAAGATGCAGTGGACCGCGCCTTCTGGCGCAAGGTTGTGGATGTCGTATCTTGATAGAGAAGACGATGTCTTGCGTTATCAGGGTCTGGCGTTTAGCTGGATAGGCTTTGACGAATTAACTCAATGGGCCACACCATATGCATGGAACTACATGCGTTCTCGTTTACGGTCTACTGCACCAGATCTACCTATTTTTATGAGGGCTACTACAAACCCCGGAGGTAGAGGACATAGTTGGGTTAAGAAAATGTTTATTGACCCAGCAGTACCAAATGTAACATTTGATGCAACAGATATTGAAACTGGAGAAATACTAAAGTATCCAGTTGGACACGAAAAAGCAGGTATAACTTTATTTAAACGTAGGTTTATACCAGCACGACTAAGAGACAATCCTTACCTAGCTAGACAGGGTGATTACGAAGCAATGCTTTTGTCATTACCAGAACAGCAAAGAAGACAGCTACTAGACGGTGATTGGGATATTAAAGAAGGGGCAGCCTTTACAGAGTTTGATAGAAACATACATGTAATTGAACCCTTTGATATACCAAGTAACTGGGTAAAATTCAGAGCATGTGACTATGGTTACGGCAGTAAATCTGGAGTAGTTTGGTTTGCTTGCGCCCCTAACGAACAGTTAATTGTTTACAGAGAACTGTATGTAGGTAAAGTACTAGCCGCAGATTTAGCCGACAGAATACTAGAATTGGAGGCAGGTGACGGTACTATTAGATACGGAGTTTTGGATAGTTCTCTTTGGCACAAAAGAGGGGATACTGGTCCTAGTCTTGCAGAGCAGATGGTAAGTAGAGGATGTCGTTGGAGACCTTCAGATCGAAGTAAAGGATCAAGAATTGCAGGTAAAAACGAAATACACAGAAGACTACAAGTTGATGAGTTTACAGAAGAACCTAGATTAGTTTTCTTTAACAATTGTGTAAATATGGTTTCTCAATTACCAGCAATACCATTGGACAAAAAAAACTCAGAAGATGTAGATACTAATAGTGAAGATCACTTGTATGATGCACTAAGATATGGTATCATGTCTAGACCAAGATTTAGTATATTTGACTATGATCCTAACGGAAGACCCCAATCTAGTATGCCAATGGCAGACAAAACTTTTGGATATTAAAGGTAGTATAAATGGAAGAAGATCAAAGATTTACAGATGATGAGCAGGTAGTATTAGAAGACTCTGACAATGCAGGAGTTGACGATGCTGACGTTAGTGGTATTATTCCTTTTGTAATGGAACGCTATAAACGTGCTGACGACTATAGGCAACAAGACGAAGATAGATGGTTAAGATCCTATCGTAACTACAGAGGTATATATGGATCAGACGTACAGTTTACAGAAGCTGAAAAGTCTAGAGTATTTATTAAAGTTACAAAAACAAAAACACTTGCGGCTTATGGTCAAATTGTAGACGTACTATTTGCAAGTAATAAGTTTCCGCTTACAGTTGAGCCTACTATACTTCCAGAAGGCGTAGTGTCAGATGTTCACTTTGATCCTAAAGAACCAGATCAACTTAGAAAGTCAGAGTTAGATGAGCCTATTAGTCCGTATGGATATAAAGGTGATGGAAAAGAAATACCTGCAGGAGCTACAGCAAAAACTTTAGCAGACAGTCTAGGTCCACTAGCAGATAAGTTTGATAACATTGAGGGTATACGATCAGGCGTAGGTAAAACTCCAACGTCTATAACCTTTAGTCCTGCCATGATTGCTGCAAAAGCTATGCAGAAAAAAATACAAGATCAACTTGAAGAGTCAAGTGCAAATAAACACTTACGTAGTACTGCCTTTGAAATGGCATTATTTGGTACAGGCGTAATGAAAGGACCGTTTGCAGTAGACAAAGAATACCCAAACTGGGGTCCAGATGGAGAGTACTCACCTACAATTAAAACTGTACCACAAGTATCTCATGTTTCTGTATGGAACTTTTATCCAGACCCAGATGCAAATAATATGGACGAGGCTCAGTTTGTAATTGAGCGACACAAAATGTCACGTTCTCAGTTATTAGGATTAAAAAGAAGACCTTACTTCAGAGCCTCTGTAATTGACGATGCTATTAGAGAAGGAACAAACTATACAAAAGAATCTTGGGAAGACGATTTATCTGACTACGCACCAGAGCATGGCATAGAACGCTATGAAGTACTTGAGTATTGGGGTATGTGTGACTATGATATGTTGGTGGAACAGGGTATTGATATACCTTCGCAGCTTGAGGGAGTTGACGAACTACAGGCAAATATATGGATTTGTAATGGCAAACTTTTGCGTATGGTACTTAATCCATTTAAACCTGCTACCATTCCTTACATGGCTGCACCGTATGAACTAAACCCTTACTCCTTCTTTGGTGTAGGTATTGCTGAAAACATGGATGATACCCAAACACTTATGAATGGTTTTATGCGTATGGCTGTAGACAATGCTGTACTGAGTGGTAACTTACTTATAGAAGTTGATGAGACTAATTTAGTTCCGGGTCAAGACTTGTCTGTGTATCCCGGTAAAGTATTTAGACGACAAGGTGGCGCACCCGGACAGGCTGTGTTTGGTACAAAGTTTCCAAATGTAGCAGGAGAAAACTTACAGCTATTTGATAAGGCACGACAGCTTTCAGATGAGAGTACAGGTATGCCATCATTTGCTCATGGGCAAACAGGAGTATCAGCAGGAGTAGGACGAACTGCTTCTGGTATGTCAATGCTTATGGGTGCTGCTGCAGGTGGTATTAAAAATGTTATTAAGAATGTAGACGACTACTTACTACGTCCGTTAGGTGAAGGACTGTTTAGATTTAATATGCAGTTTGACTTTGACCCAGCTATACGTGGTGATCTAGAAGTAAGAGCGCGTGGTACTGAAAGCTTGATGGCTAATGAAGTACGTAGCCAAAGACTAATGCAATTTATGCAAGTATCTTCCAGCCCAGCACTTGCACCGTTTGCTAAGTTTCAATATATTATTAGAGAGATTGCTAAGTCTCTTGATCTAGACCCTGATAAAGTAACAAACAATATGGATGAAGCAGCTATACAGGCTGAGTTAATGAAGCAGTTCCAACAACCTGCTCCAAATCCACAAGAAGGGGGCGCACCTGCAGGAGCAGATGCAATGGACCCATCAGGCGCAGGAGGTGGGACTATAGGTACAGGCCAAGCACCACTTCCTCAAGAACAAGGATTTAGTGGAAATGGACAAGGAAATATTCAACAAGCTCAAGGGTCTGGTCAACAACCCCAAGCAATGGATCCACTTCAATAACTACTTAGAAGAACTAATTAAACAACAACATCGTTTAATGGAGCAGACAGAAGAAATAGCCCCATTACACAGAGCGCAAGGCGCAATACATATGCTACGTAATATACAACGATTACGAGATAATGTGATAGCAAACAACTAAAGGTAATTTCTCATGATGAATCGACAAGCAGAACTTTTTGAAGATGGCGGTCTTAAAGATGAAGGTGGTATGGTAGACAGACAATCAGGTAATAAAGTTCCTGTTGGAAGTACTCGTAAAGAAGTCAGAGATGACATTCCTGCTAAACTTAGTGAGGGTGAATTTGTTATGCCAGCAGACGTTGTACGATATCATGGGTTAGATAAAATGATGGGGCTAAGAGATGAAGCTAAAATGGGATTAAGAAAAATGGATGCTATGGGTCAAATGGGAAACTCAGAAGAAGCAACAATGTCAGACGAAATGCCATTTGGTATGGGAGATTTATTAGTAGTTGCAGAGGACGGTAGAGAAGTTGAGATGGCTGAAGGTGGTTACGTAACTATGGCTGAAGGTGGAGCAACTAGAGCATTAGGTCCAACATATAAAGCACCTACAAATAAACCTATTAACTTTACTAGCGTTATGGGCGAAGGTAAAATATCTTACAAAGAATATAGAAATGCAGAAGGTAAAAATCTTCTTGTGTCATTTATTGGTGGCATTCCTGTATACCCTATTCCTGAAGGATATACTGAGTATACGCCCGGAGCAGATGAACCTGTAACACCTATACAAGAAGTCGTACAAGCAGGGCCACCTACTCCTGAACTTGGTGATGAAGACAGACAACGAGCAGGTTATGAAACAGGCTATTCTATTGGCTATGAAAACATGACACCTATACAGTTGTTACGTGAATCAAAAAGAATGAATAGTGTATTTGGTAAAATTGCATTTGCTATTCCTATGTTAATTAGTCCTATTGTTGGAGCTGCAGCTTATGGTGCATTAGGTGATAAGTATCCACAACTTGATGCAGAGATTAATAAAAGATTAAAACTTGATCCAAAAAATAAATCTTTACTAGAAGCGTCAAAACTATCAACAAATAATAAACAAGGAAAACTAGCTGGTGAAACAGTTACTACAATTAAAAAATTTGTAGGTGACAAAATAACAACGTTTTTTGGAGCAGATACTTTAACAAAAATTATAGAGTTATCTGGTGCAAAAACAAATACTTCAAAAAATATTGCAACCGTAAGTAAAGAAGTAACAATAGCAAACAATACAGTTAAAAAAGATTTACCATCTGCAGTTACAAAGACATCAATGGGTCAAGAAGAATTTTCAGAACTGCAAAGACCTCCAAGTATGAATCCTCCGGGTATGGGTGTTGATTTTTCAGATTTAGACGCAGAAGATGAAAGAAGAGGTAATTACCCACAACAAGAATTTGAACAAAGGCAAAGGTCACAAAGAGAAATAGATAGAAATGCTCGTTTAGGAATTGCAGAGCAAGAAGACTTTGAAGGTTTAAGTGTACCTGCTCCACTTGGAGCTACACCAGAAGAAATAAGAGAACAAATATTAAAAGACTCAGGTTTAAGACCTAGTACTGCGGAAGGTTATGGTAACTTAGATGCAATGAATAGAAGAGACAGCCCAACTATTGATGGCACAATTCCTTTTGGACAATTTCAAGGTGAAAGATTTGGTGGCACATTAGGTGGTGCTAGTCTAAATGATCAATATAATTTTGACGATGCTGTTGCTAAATCAAGAGAAATAGCAGACGGACCCGGATTTGTCGAGACTATGCGTGACAAAAATAGAGCAACAGTAGATAGAAAAACTGAAGAGCGTAGGGCAGAGCGAGATAGTAATAGAGGTGACTATGGGTTTAATAAAATTTATAGTGGCTCAGAAGTATATCAACCACCTAGAACATCTTTACTAGATCAAATTAAAACTGGTAGAACTGATACACCTGATTTAACTGATGCATTTGCAGCAGCGTTAGGTTATGTATACGATGGTACAGTAAATGGATATGTAGGTAAAGGAGCAGTAATTGCTAACGATTATCTACGAAGTTTACCTAGTGCTGTTTATGATCTGTTAGGCATGTCCTTTAAACCAGCCGGAGCAGCTACAATGGATTCTGTAGCCGGGCAAGCTTTATCTGCAAATGACATGAAAACTGTTATAGAAAATAATGCCGTTGGTGATGATATTAGTTCTGCATTACGTGGTGGCTATGACAGCTCACGACAAGCAAGAGTAGATGGAACAGCACCCTCTGGCATTCAAGTTGCAGGTTTAGGTGGTTCAAATTACGGATTTAATCAATTTCCTTTTAATCGTGATGGTTCAGTTTTTGACCCTAATGCACAAGCAGGTAATAGAACTTTCCCACTAAACGAACAATTAAGACAAGATCAAAGTTTTGTCGAAGCTGGTGATCGTTATAGACAACCGGGGCAAGGACAAGGCCGTGGCCTTAGAGGAACTAGACCTGAAGGTTATGGCGATCAAAACTTAGGTTTTGTAGCACAAGATGCCCCAGAGCAATATGGACTTCTGCAGCAATACATACCTCCATTTGAACCTAATATGCGTGATAGAAACATGAGACCTGAGGGCATGAGAAATCCATCAATGGGTCAAGAAGAGTTTTCA